AGGACTCTGAAATGATACTTGCCGGAAAACTTATAGTATGTCTGGTATGGGTATTTTGGATGATGGTCGTAGACAATTCTGCAATGGGTAAAGAAAAGTCCACACATCCGATGATGGATCATAGTGGAATGACTTTGACTGAAATAGAAAAAGTCAAACAGATGGTGATGGATAAGAAGGATGAACCATCACCAGAATACAATCCAACATACGGAACCACATACGATAGAGTAATAGAAAGAGGATTTATTATTTGTGGAACTAACGATGAATTTCCTGGCTTCTCTGAAGAGGTATATGATTCTGAAACTGGTGTTGTATGGAAAGGATTTGATGTTGATGTTTGTAAAGCGGTCGCAGCAGCTGTCTTTGGAGATACAGATGCTATACAATATGAAATAATAGATGGAGTTTCTAGATTTACACATTTGATGGATGGAACTATTGACATATTATCTGCTGCCACAACATATACCTTCACAAGAAATGTACTAAAGAAATTTGAATTTCTACCAACAACATATTATGATGGTCAAGGATTCATTACCAAAAGAACACTAGGTGTATCCTCTGCCAAACAAATGCATGGTGCTAAAATATGTTTCAAAGGTTCTGGAACAGCTGCAAAGAACATTGCAGACTTCATGGAGTTACACGAAATAAAGTATATTCCTGTAGCCGTGCCTGAAAACGAAAAGTCTCAAAATGTGTATCTTAGAGGCGATTGTGATATGTATGGCACAGATAGGTCAGGATTGGCCTCAAATCGTCTAGGGTTCACCAATCCCGAATTACACATTATATTACCAGAGATTATTTCCAAAGAACCACTTGGCCCAGTGGTTAAGTATGGTGACCAAAAGTGGTCTGACATAGTAAGATGGACTGTATATGTTCTTTTCATTGCAGAAGAAATGGGAATCAACTCTATAAATATAGATACATTCAAGAATAACATAGACCCGAATATTCAAAGATTCATGGGAGAAAAGAATGGTGCAGACCATCCAAATCTTGGTGCTAAACTAGGATTGCCTGCTACATGGTCTTACGATGTGATAAAACAAGTAGGAAATTACGAAGAGATATTTGAACGTAATATCATAAAAAAACTAGGACTAAAACGAGGATTGAATAAACTCTACAAAGACGGAGGTTTGTTATATTCTCCACCACTAAAATAAATTATGCCTGAACATGGAACTTACTTAGGAAATCCGTTACTCAAATCTGCTCACGTTCCACAAGATTGGACAGAAGAGCAAGTAGGGGAATACATCCGATGTCAACAAGACCCTCTACATTTTGTAACTGAACACATCAAAATTGTTTCTCTTGATGAAGGGTTGATAAATTTTGATGTTCGTGATTACCAAGAAGATATGATAAACAGATTTCACAACGAAAGATTTGTGATCTGTAAGATGGCCAGACAATCTGGTAAATCAACTACTATCCTTGCTTACCTTCTTCATTACATTCTTTTCAACGAAAATGTTTCGGTTGCAATTCTTGCGAACAAGAAGACAACAGCAATGGAACTTCTTGGAAGATTACAACTTGCTTACGAACATATGCCGAAGTGGTTGCAACAAGGAATACTGATATGGAACAAAGGTAACATTGAGTTAGAAAACGGCTCAAAGATTCTCGCTAGTTCGACTTCTGGTTCTGCTATTCGAGGTGGTTCTTTCAACATTATTTTTCTAGATGAGTTTGCATTTGTTCCTTCTAACATTTCTGAAGAGTTTTTCAGTTCTGTGTATCCTACGATTTCTTCTGGTAAAACCACAAAAGTATTCATAGTATCTACTCCAAACGGAATGAATCTGTTTTACAAATTGTGGACAGATGCCGAAGAGAAGAACAATGATTATTCTCCAATTTCTGTTCATTGGTCACAAGTTCCAGATAGAGACCAAGAATGGAAAGAGAAAACCATACGAAATACTTCAGAACGACAGTTCCAACAAGAGTTTGAATGTTCGTTTCTCGGTAGTTCTAACACACTTATTTCTACAGAGAAACTTCTTTCGTTAGCTTACAAAGCACCAGTTTATCAACAGGGTGGATTGGATGTTTATCAAGAACCGATATTGGGACATACTTATGTGATGGTGTGTGATGTTGCGAGAGGAGTCGGTCTTGACTACTCTGCATTTTCTTTGTTTGATGTAACGAAGCAACCTTACCGTCAAGTTGCAAAGTACCGAAAAAATGACATTTCACCAATGTTATATCCTAATGTTATTTTTACAGCTGCTCAGAAATACAACGAAGCATTTGTTTTAGTAGAAGTAAACGACATAGGACAACAAGTGGCTGACATACTTTATCATGATATGGAATACGAAAATATGATGATGGTTACGATGCACGGTAGAAATGGTCAACAGATTGGTGGAGGTTTTTCTAAAAATGTATCAATGGGAATCCGTACTACTAAACAAGTAAAACGAATTGGTTGTGCAACTCTCAAAGATATGATAGAGAGAGACAATCTAATCATAGAAGATTTTGATACAATAAGTGAGTTGACAACGTTTATTGGAAAAAGTACATCATGGGAAGCTGACGATGGAACTCATGATGATCTAGTGATGTGTTGTGTTCTCTTTTGTTGGTTAGTTCAACAGAGGTACTTCAGAGAGCTCACAGACCAAGATATAAGAGAAAAAATGTTTTCCGAACAAATGAAAATGATAGAAGAAGAAATGGTTCCTTTTGGGTTTATTGAAGATGGTCATGATCCAGAGGAAAATTCAATTCCTGGCGATGATAATGTGTGGCAACCAGCTGGACAAGAATGGCAGAGAGAATATTATTAGAGATAATTTTCTTTCTTTATTTTCTCAAAACCAAAGTCATCTTCATCTTTCATTTTTTCAGTAACGAGTAACATCAGTAATGCATCAATTTCTTTTTCCAATTCTGGTCTAACACTACGAAGACGATAAAGAAATTTAACGCTACTTTTTTCTACCATCTCTTTACTGACATGAGTAGAGTTGTAATTTTTTTTATTTTGACTTTTAGTTTGTAAAACAAGATGTTCTGGATTTACACAACTATTATTTTCACAAGTTTGGTGAACCACCATGTTTTCGGCAATGTCTCCTTTGTGAAGAAGATAAGCAAATCTATGAGCTGGTTTGGATTTTCCATCATAAGAGAACATTCCATAACCTTGTTTTTGTTTGGAAGCGTTCCATTCGTGACAATTACTAGATTTATTAATCTTAGCATTGAAACGGTCTATTGCTTTTTGAGGAAACTTCATATTTACCTTACACTAAATATTATTCATCAATTACGAGTATTTATAAATATTATCAGAGTAACAAATACTTTGCACAAAAACTCAAAAAATAAATTTAACGGAGAGAAGATATGGCCTTTCAAGTAAGTCCTGGCGTAAATACATCTGAAATTGACCTTACTAATGTAGTAGTATCCGCTGGTACTTCCGTTGGTGGTTTTGCTGGTAGGTTCAATTGGGGGCCAATAGAAGAAATTAAGTTGGTTACAGATCAAGACAATCTCGTAGAGATGTTTCAAAAACCAGACGATAACAACTTTGAAGCATTCTATACCGCAGCTAATTTCTTAGCATACACAAGTGCTTTGAACGTTGTTCGTGCTGCTAACACAACCTCATCATCAGCCACTGCACCATTGAATTCAGCTTCTAATACAGCAACATATGTAAACGTTCAAACAACAACTGTTGAAAGTTTCTATAACACATTTGATCCAGAACAAGGTGGAGCAATTGGTGGTGGTGTTACAGGTTTTGCCGCACTCGGACCATTTATAGCTAAATGGGCAGGTGCTTTAGGTAACAGTTTAAAAATGTCAATTTGTCCTGCTGATAGACCAGAAGCAACAGGAACAAGTACAGTAACATGGACTGCTTCAAGTGGTGTTTTGGAAGGAACATCCTCTTCTCTGTTTTTAGATGAATTAAGAGTTGGAGATGCTATCAAGATTGCAGATGAAGTTGGATTTCATATAGTTTCCACAATTTCTGATCTTAATACTGCTTCAGTATTTGCAACAAGTAGTTCTGATACAGCCGATGCTTCAGGTAAGTCATTCACGATAAAGAAACGTTCTGCGTTTACAACAACTTCTACTTTTATAAAGGGAACTGCTGTAACTACTGCTGATTCAACTGTTGTAACAGGAACAGGAACAATGTTCGACAAACAGTTTGTTGTTGGTGATACAATAGTAATTGGCGGAGAATCACACAGAGTTAATGCTATCACATCAAACACAGTCATTGCAACTACAACAAAATTTAACGGAACTAATGCTGCTGCTGCTATCGCAAGAGAATGGGAATATAAAGGTGCATTTTCTACAGGCGCACCAACGACTTCCACTTTTGCCGATGACAAAGATATGGCACAAGATGAGATTCACGTTGCTATTATCGATGAAAATGGTGATTGGTCAGGAACAAAAGGAGAGGTTCTAGAAGCACACGCTAATATGTCAGTTGCAAGTGGAGCAAGAGATGATCAAGGAGAAGATGTTTTCTACAAGAATTACATCAATAAGTATTCATCATATGTGTGGTGGTTAGATCATCCAACAATGGGTGCACACGGAACAACTGCATCTGCAGTAGCCGGTAACGATACCGCTGGTAACGGAACAATAGTTACTGACGGAACTGCAACATTTCGTGCTTGGGGAGCAACTGCTGATGCTAGTGGAGTTCAAACCACAGATACCTTTGAAAATGCATCATTTCCATTGTCACTTGGTTTTAGTGGTGGAACAGACGGAACAGGTCCTTCAGATGCCGATATTATTCGTGCATATGACCTAATGGCATCTGCAGAAGATGTGGATGTTTCACTTGTAATGTGTGGTAATCACAGTTCAACAGTCATAAGATACGTTATTGATAACCTCGCGGATTCAAGAAAAGATTGCGTTGCTTTCTTTTCCCCCGAAAAAGCGGATGTTGTTGGTGTAACAGATTCTTCAACTGCTACAGATAACGTAATTGATTTTAGAGATACTGTCAATAAGAATTCCTCTTACGCTGTTATGGATTCTGGATATAAGTATCAGTTTGATAAACACGCTGATAAATTCAGATATGTTCCATTGAACGGAGATACAGCTGGATGTTGTGCTCAAACAGATCAAGTTCGTGATCCTTTCTTTTCTCCAGCTGGTTTTACCAGAGGTCAAATTAAAGGTGTGGTAAAACTTCCTTACAATCCTAAGAAAGCGGAACGTGATAAGTTGTATCAAGCACAAGTCAATCCTGTTGTTTCATTTCCAGGCGAAGGAACAATCCTTTTTGGAGATAAGACACAATTAACTAAACCATCTGCGTTTGATAGAATTAACGTAAGACGATTATTCATTCTTCTGGAAAAAGCAATTTCAAATGCTGCTAAGTTTCAGATGTTTGAATTCAACGATGAGTTCACACGTTCACAGTTTGTTGCAATGGTAGAACCGTTCTTGAGAGACATTCAGGGTAGAGGTGGAATACAAGACTTTAGAGTCGTGTGTGATGCTTCTAATAATACTCCACAAGTTGTAGATTCTAATTCGTTTAGGGGAGACATTTTCATCAAACCTTCACGTGCTATTAACTTCATTCAACTCAATTTTGTTGCTGTTAGAAGTGGTGTAGAATTCTCCGAAGTCGTTGGCGCTGTTTAATATTTTTGATATAAATACTTACAACAAGATTAGGAGAAATTAAATGGCATACGGATCTATTTCAGATTTTAAAGGAGCTCTCAAACTAGGGGGAGCTCGTCCCAGTTTATTTGAGGTGCAAATAGTTACATCGCCTACAAATGTTACTATACCAGCTGACCACATAAGTAAATGTTTTACTGCCGAGATACCTGGCTTGACTGTTACACCAATAGAAAAACAATATTTTGGTAGAACAATCAAACTTCCTGGCGAGATGACGTTTGGACAATTATCCACAACTTTTTATAACAGTGAAGCATACGACATCCGAGCTGCTTTAGAAGATTGGACAGATATAATAAATGACCCTATTACTAATCTCGGAGTATCTGGTATTTCTACAACATATAGCGGTAAAGTCAACTTGACTCACTATGGTAAAGATGGTACAAAGGGTATGACATTTTCTTTTATAGATTGTTGGCCTACATCAATTGCTGCAATAGAGTTAAGTTACGATACTGTTGGCGATATGGAAAATTTCGCTGTTACATGGGAATATGATTATTATACAATGACGGCTGGATCAATCGCGGGACAATCTACAAATGGAAATCAAGGTTAAATTAAAGGAAAACAATGGCATTACCACTTCTATCTTCATTTAAATCAAAGCTCGCTAATGGTGGTGGAGCGGCTAGACCGAATTTATTTAAAGTGTCTATTAAAAGTTCACTAGTTACATCTCTTTCTATCGCACTGGGCGGAGAAATTTTGGTCAAAGCAACTTCTATTCCAGCTGCAACGATTGCTGCATCACCAATAACTTATGGTGGAAGACCGTTGAAATATGCTGGATTTAGAACTTATGATAACTGGTCAACTACTATCATAAATGATGAAGATTTTGTAATAAGAAATGGAATTCATGAATGGATGCGTCAAATTTCTGGTGCATTGGATGGAACAAGAGACGCGAATACAGGTGCATATGTAAAGGGTACTACATATAATGAAGGCGTTGGAACTGTTACTCAGGTTAATAAAGATGGTAGTGATGGAGAAAGTT